AGAGACCCCAGACAACCTCACCACCCTTGCCGAAGCTGCCGCCACCGTTGAGGCACCAACCACGCGGACGCGTTATGGACGCGTCTCCAAGCCCCCTGTACGTTACGAGCCTGTTGAGCAGGTCGAGGACGACTACGCCCCCGAGGATTACGACACGGAGGATCCAGATGATTCCTCAGAGGATATCGAGACGGAGAGCGATGAGGAGGATGACGAATCTGATGCTGATGAGGATGGAAATCTAGATGGATTTGTTGTACCAGATAAAAGTGAGACGAGTGATTCGGACAGTGATGGAGAACCTCCCGTTCCTGTCGCAAAACGCCGAGCCGTCGTCAAGAAGCGCCCCGCTCCAAGCCGAGCCTGAACAGCGTCGGGCTTGGACTCCTCAACAGGATTTTGACGAGCCTCCACAGAGACGTTTTGTTCCCGCGTTCGATCCACCGCGTCAACAGAACGTCTTTGATTCACTCAAAGATAATCAAATTGCTCTTGTTTTGATTGGTATTGTTATTGGAGTTCTCATTATGAACATGCGACCAATCATCGTGAACCCTATGAAGTAAACGGATATAAAGGTGCGTTTTTCACGTAATCATCGTTTCCAGTAAAATTACCTATAGGACCTGTATGGTTCGCGTATACATCCTCCTGTAATATCCCTATCCAGGGATTTACACGAGTTTGATCAGCCGGTTCCATTTCGCGAAAAACATCGTATTGTGAAGGAGACTCTTCAGAGGATGGGGGGCGTGACAACATCATCCGAGAAATAGTTATATAAAGAACGAAAGCAACTGCGAGGACCGAGGCAATAGGTGCCACGTACCCTCGACGCAAAAGGTACAGACTCGTAAACAGAGTCATAGCTCCAGCAATTGCCACGAGGACAAGTTGCCACGTGGGAAGTGCTGTGAAGTCCATCTGTTATATGGTAAGGTTTTTTACGCTGCTGGCTGGTCTGGAACCTCGTCGTCGGCCTCGCCACTCGGAGTCTGCTCCGCCCCCTCCTCCCCCTCAGTGATGCTCTCAATCTGAACGGCAGGCATCTTGCGCTCCTCGATAATCTTGTTTACGCGCTCATCGGCCATGGCCACCAGCTCAGCGACCGTCTTGTCAGGGAACTCCTTACGCAGCTCCTCCACAATCTCCGCGGGGTGAGGAATTGGTGGGACATCAGGCTTCGTGTAGAACTTGGAGTTCTCGTCAGACGGGTCGATGTATGGGTACGGGCCATCTTGGGGCTTGGCGATCATATCACGCTTGCGCTTCTCGAACATGGATGCGGCCGCTGCCTGGTTCTGGCGATACTTGGTCATAATCTCCTCAAGCTTCTCGTTCTGGTAGTGCACGTCCTCAATCTGCTCGCGGTCTGGAGGGACCAGGAGCCACTTGTACATGTCCACGACGTAGATATCCACCAAAGCATCCTCCTTCTGGAGACGCTTGGCGTGGCTTGCCGCCTCTTCACGAGACGCGAAGCACCCGCGAATCTTGAGACCCAGCTTCTCGTTCTTCTGAGGCAGGTCGGGGCCGACAAACGAAATGCATGCAAACAGCTGACCAGGAACCGTCAAGTAGTCTTGCTCAAGAGTACCCATTTAAAAGGAACAAGCGTTTATTTTTTAAGTTGTAAAACGCAGAGTTGAAATGGATGCACTTAGAAAATCTCACAACGATGCGAAACGTCAGCTGATTCAGCGCTGGGTCCTTCCTGGGTCCAAAGTTCTTGATTGTGGGTGTGGCCGTGGCGGTGATTGGCACAAGTGGAAGGCGGCCCGGGTCCATGTATTTGCGATAGATCCGGACGATGAGTCTTTGCGTGAAGCTGAGCAGCGTGCGCATGACATGCAATTTGGTGTATGGTTCCTTGGTCAGGGGAGTATTATTCAGGCAGCCTTTGCCGGTCCGTTTGATGTCATCTGTTACAACTTTTCACTTCACTACATTTGCGAAGACCCCGTGACATACCGAACATCCATCAAGGCGATCGCGTGTGCCCTGAACCCTGATGGACTCCTCATAGGAGTCGTTCCTGAAAAGGCACGAGCTGAGGCACTTGCCAACCAGTACGGTCAATTCAGAGATAGGCTTGGAAACGAGTTCGCCTTCCTTCAGGGAGGACGACGTTTGAACGTTCGTCTGGTCGATGGGCCGTTCTATGCAGATGGAGGACGCGACGAGCCTGTTTTGGACGCTACAGTTCTAGTCCATGACCTCAAGGCTCTTGGTCTCGAACTCCTCATGTGGGAGCCAATGCTTCTCGAGCCAACCGGTCTCATCTCGGATTTGTATTCAAAATTTGTCTTTCGTAAGAGTAGGTAAGATGATTTGGTCGATCATCGCGAGTATTTTGTTCGTGGTTTTACTTTTGTTATTTCGGTATCATCAGGAACCTCCTATGTTGACTGAACTCAAACAACGGTACTGGGCCACTCTCGATATGTTACGTCAGACGGATGATCCGATGTGGAAAGGGGTCCTCCAGCCTTCGATCCTTACAGGTATGCATGGATGGGACAAGTCCAAGGGTCCTATAGGTTCAAACGTCAACAAAGGGTACGAGATTTACATCTGTCTGGATGGAGACGATGTAAATTCGGCAATGTACGTACTCATTCACGAGCTGGCGCACATGTCAGTTCCAGAATACGATCATACGACCAATTTTTGGGAAAATTTCGAAAAGCTCAAAGCTTTGTGCGTTGCAAATGGCCTGTACAAGTTGGACGGGGAACGCAACTACTGTGGGGACGTGGTGAAAGATGGGGCGAGTTCCGAAGGAACTCTCCGCTTTTGACTCCCTTCGGGGATCACAGCCCCGGGAGTTTCTTCGAAACCTCCCCCTGGTCTTTTAGGCCCGCTCAATCACGTACTTCTTGATAATGTAAAACACGAGAGCAGCCACGAGGGCTGTGACAGCCAAGCCTGTGAGCGACACGTCACCAGACTCGCCCACAAACTTGGGAACCATGGTACGAAGCCGGGACTGGACGGGCTTGGAAAAGGCGATGACAGAGGCAACACCCGCCAGAGCCGCCTGGAACTGCTCGTCAGTGAGACCGAAGGGGTTTCCGGATGCACCCTTTTTGCGCTCCTGGGGCTCCTCTGATGGTGCCCGGCGTTGAACTGCAGCCGACGGACCCATCATCGATGGAGGGCCCATAATCTCGTTTTGCATCACCTCCTCGATCGGAGTGGAAAAGTCGGCCATTTGAGATTCGTCAATCTTTTTTTCTGGCTGAAAATTCTTCAATAAACCGGTAGGAACCGTTTTTTGAGACGCCTGGGAATCACGGGCTAGTGCGCTACGGGCAATCTCTTCATTCAAAGGCATTTCCTCTTGATCAGGAATTTCACTTATGAGAGTACTCGCGTCCGGGTCATAAGACATCATTTCTGAATTTTAAAAGGAAAATACGAAAGAGCTTCAAGCGCGCTTCACAACGTTCACGGATCCACCTTTTCGTTTAACCTGAGGTTCAGGCTGGGCTGGTCTCTGTGCAGCTCGCGGGTTATAGTGCCTCTGATGGTACTGCCAAAACGCAGGAGATCCGACCCGGAAGTTTCGTCTGATTGGTGCTTTGTACCAGAAGACGCAATCTGTAATACGGTTTGACTTTGACGTGTTATCAAGGACGAGACACTCGTAGTTCTCAGTACATGCATCCATGACTTGACAAAACTGGTCAAAGTTTGGAAAGACTCCGAAAAACGCCCTGTACAGGTTCTCACGGTTCTGTCGAACGTTGTCACGGAGTGCAAACACGTAATCCACGTTGGTTCGGATCATGGGGGTCATGTCCATACAGTATTGGGTCGTCATCATAAAGAAGATCTTCCAGTGGCGTCCGTTCATGAAAAGTTGGCGGATCGCCGTGTCCTTCATAAAGGCCCGGTCATACATACAATCGTCCATAAGGACAAAGACGGGTGAGCACTTTCCTATGGCCAAGAGCTTCTTTTGACGCTCTATGATTTTCTCAAGGGCATCTCGGTTATAGTCGCCAAACACAAATAGGTCAGGAATAAACTGTTTATAGTACCCGTTTCCCTCTTCAGTCCCTGACATGGCGATACCGGCCGGCAAGTGCTTTTTGTGCCACAAAATGTCTGTAACCAGGGTTGATTTTCCCGTTCCACGCTTCCCTATAAAAACACACACCTTGTCATCAGCCATTTTAGACGGGTCAAACTTTCGGAGTTGCAAAGACATCCTCCTTCCTACAATTTTGAAACAAAATTGAAGTTGGCCTGGGGCGCGATCCCCCGACTGGAAAGAAATATTACCCTTTACTAGGATGTCCGCAGGATACATACAGCTTGTAGCACTTGGACAACAAGACGCGTATCTCTCCGGGGAACCACAGGTGACGTATTTTTCGGGAGTGTACAAGCGACATACGCCCTTTGTTCTTGAGGCCTACGATATTCCATTTAATGACCAGTACATAACCTACGGAGGAACGAGTATTTGTCACATTCCTCCGAAAGGGGATCTTATACGAGGTTTAACACTCAAAATGTCGCTTCCAGCTTTGTACAATCCTGGAAATGACTGGGTATGGCCACTTGCACCAAGTCCATCAAACGTTCCCAAAATTTGGTTCGGTCTCACGAATGGCGTCACGGGCTCCATAGTCCAAGTAAATGGATCGTTTAATGTTCCTTACTATTCTACAAACGGATACGCTTTATGGGCATCTTCGTTTTTTCCTACATACGGAACGTACAACGCAAACACAAATCAATTTTCTTTTACATATTCATCTGGTGCTACGAGACTTGCGAATGTCATTGTTCAATCGACGTCCACATCAAATAACGCAAGTTCTTCAATTTTCTGGGGGCTTGATCCACTGGGATACTCATATACAGATACGTATGGGAATCTCGTATACACTGCAACGTCAAACACGGTGACTCCTACGTATACACTTCAACAGGCTGGGTGGGTCCAAACAGCTGGTACGGCTGTGAATACCCTGGCCGGTCTGTACACATCTCTTACTCAGTCATACGCACCTGGAAACGGACTGAATTTCATCAATTTTAATTACACAAACGGAGGCGTTACCTATTTCTATAATAACGATTCGACGGGAAACTACAGTATTTCCCCGGGGGGGTGTATCCTTTTTAACGTTACCGGGTACTACCTCGTGCGTGCCGGATTCAATATTGATGTCGGTTCAATCCAATCTCTGAGTTACGCCGTCCTTTCTTCAGATTATTCAGGTATTGTACCTTCATCTTTTGCTTATACGTCAAACTGCACTGTTTCTCCAAGTCCATCATCACCCCTTGTCATTCCCATTAATGTTACCGCGACTGGACAATACTACGCCTTTTTCGCGAGTACAACGGGGACGGGCAACTTTCTTCCCGGGACATATATATCCGCAACTCCTGCAAACGACTTTTACCAATTTGCAAATAACATTACCATGACATCAGGTTCTAAGGTTCCCTTGTATGGAAACTCAAGTCCTCAAAACAACACAGTGATGCTAAGCCCAAGTTCAAACATAAACTTTTCAGTCAATGGTGAATACCTCGTGACAGGTCTGTTGAGCGTTTCGAACGCCGTCACAAGTAACACGACTGAAGTGTATGTGTCGAATGTGACATTTGGAAACACAACCAGTTCATATACGTATGATCTGTCCCAACAAGGACGAAACCCTACATATGCATTTTCTATACCGGTCGTTGCAAGTAACACCGCAAACTATTGGGTCAATGTCACGACCCAAAGTACAACTTCAAATTTATTAGCAAATTCGTTTTTTGCCGTGACGCAGGTTGGTGTGCAGAACGATACAAACCCGGGTATTGTTTTGCCATATAACGGAACTCTTCTTCAGTCGACGTCAAATACGCTCACGTCTCCACTCAATCTTAAAACTCAATTTTCTTCAAATGGAAACTCTACGGCATGGGTCACGGTCAATGCAAATGGGAACCTCGTGTTTAGCAACATTGCATCATATATGCTCACTGGGGTATTTTACACTACAAATACGGTGACAAACGTCATCATTACAAACTCAAAATCAAACTTTTTGACATATTATAACCCGACCCTTGGGTTCAGTAGTTCGCCTCCATATACTATATCAGTTCCCTTCCACATTTCAGATAACACGGCATCCTATGGAATAACTCTCCAGACATCTACACCCACTGGTACCATTACAACTGTTGGAAACGTGCTTTCAGGAACGTACCTCGCCGTGTATCCTATCGCTTCGAACATCTTTTCCGGAACTTTTGGACAAATTTATAACTATTACGACGGTGTCGGAACGCTAGCCATAGTGAATGCAGATCTCAAAATTGGCGGTCAGACTATTCAAAGACTTACAGGAGAGTACATCGAGGTGTGGAACGAGCTGAACGTTCCGTATGAGAACCAACCGGGTCTTCAACTTTTAACAGGGAAATACGACACACAAACGAGCGTAGGACCTCCAGGTCGTACATATTATGTGAACCTTCCGTACTACTTTTACGGGAACCCTGAGCTTTCTTTGCCCATCACGGCCCTCGGGAGACAAGACGTGGAAGTCTGGGTCACGTTCAATAACTTTTCCAACTTGACTGCTGTATCAATCACAAACCCTACACTTACAGCGACCATCATTACAGAGTACGTCTACTTGTCGAATCCTGAAATTGACTGGTTTCAGAGTCACAGACTTGATTACGTAATAACTCAGTGTCAATACGATCAGTTTATTCTCGGTCGAAATTTTCAATCTGCTATTTTTGATCTAAAATTCAAGAACCCGATCAAGGAA